GAAGCCGAAAGATTTAACAGGAATATTCACACATTAAAAATATAAACTATGCCATTGAATTTAGAAGAAATATTAGCATTGTCTGACATCGGGCAGAAGATAAACTACCTGAAGAAAGGTAGGAAGACTAAACTTCCTGACCGTTGTGAACTTTGGGATGATTGGAATCCGGAACGCCATGAAATCATGGTTGACGAAAAGAAATATCCGGACAGAAAGGTTCTTGAAAAAGAAGCTGAGAAACACTTCGATGAAAAAACTGGTAAGACTTATGAAATCGAAGCAAAGTATAAGACTGAACCGGTGAACCGTATTTCCATTCCATTGGAACAAGATATAGTGAATATTCAAACTGCTTTCACGGTCGGCACAGAACCGTCTATGGATTGCACTCCGACTGATGATGATGAAAAGAAGCTGCTGGATGCGGTAAAGGCTGTATTTAAATCCAACAAAATCAAATACCAAAACAAGA